AGCGTCAGTCTCTGCCTGAGTAGCAATCTCTGCAATGCCTTGCTCAGTTTCAGTGGCTGGCGTGCCGCCAATTGCGCCATCACCCGCAAGCTTGACGATGTTGCCAGCTGAGTCCTTGATATACGCCGCAGGACTGCCAGCGTTAGTGTTTAGCGCAAGTTCTCCATCAGTGAGATCACCAGGTGTTGGTGCTTTGTTGAGGACTGAACTGTGCTTGAGTTTGATGTCAACAGACACGGATAAAGCTCCCGCTAGACAATTGTCTGCCCATACCGGGCCAACAAGAGCCTAATGAGCCCTAATACGTGCCTCCATCAATCGTTGTTGTCAGGACTTCAACCCATGCTGTATTGGTTTGATCGTAAACATTTACCTTTGGCGGATTAACGCTGGTATCAACCCAGATTTGACCATTAGTTGGAGTACCTGGTGCAACTGTTCCAGGCGCTGCAGGTGCTAAAACATTGACCCATTGACCACCTGCCGTAAAAGCTAAAAACTCTCCGGCCTGCGGAGTTGTAAGGGTGACGTCAAGCAAATCACCAAGGTTGGTGGCACCACCACCACCGCCACCACTACTTAAGGTGTCGATACGCTCCCAGCCGGTGCCGGCCACTGCACCATTACAAAGCAGCCAGTCGCCATTATCGAATGCTTCGCCAGGAACAAGCGTTATGTTTGAACCTGGATTGCTAACAACGAAGTAAACACCAATCTGCGAATCCGTAGCAGCTTTGGGTGCGTCACCAATGGCGTAACCAGCGCCAGTACCAAACTTGGTAACGCCTGCAATTAAGTTGGTGTCAGCGTCAACGGTGCCGCAGTACCGCAGGTTTTCAGCCGTAAGACGAGCCTGCCCAACAGGGAACCAGCTGTTACCGTTCCACATCGACAGTTGTGCCGTTGATTCCTGGAACCAGAGTTCACCAATGGGAACGTTGATAACCGGGGGCTGTGCTTCCTGGATATAAGAAATTGCGTAATCAGCGAGCTTCTCCTTGGTGATTGATTTGTCACCAATTACAGCCGGCGAGAGCGTTCCGCTAGTAATTTTTGATGCATCAAGTGCTGGAATGTCAGTCGCCTGCAAAGCAACAGAACCAACAACGTGTCCAGTCTCTGAAACAGAGACCTTGGCGTAATCACCAGGGGTAACCGTAATGGGATGATTTAGCGTTCCATCAACGTCGACCTGCAAGCCAGTACCGGGCTTGACACCACCAATTTCAGAAGCAGTTGCAGGGGGGAGATCAGAAGCAGCCAAAGGGCTGCCAGATTGAATCAAGCCTTGCTGATTGAACGTAACCAGGCTGCGGGCAAGTGATGGTGCAACGGTGTTGTCAATTTCAACCCGATCACCATTCATCGTCAGGCCATTGCCATTAACGATGACACCGCCTTTTTCCGTGGAGGTAGCAACCGGCAAGTCAGCGCCTGTAATAGCCCGCGCTACGACCTGACCAGCAGCATTAGACGGACCCGCTAAAAACTGACGAGAACCTGTGGTGTCTGGTAAAACAGCAGAAACCCGTACTGAGTCACCAGTCTGCGTTGTTAGGGTCGCAATTGATGGATAACTGAACGCTGGAACGAAGCCTGAGACATCGTTAATAGAGCCAGCCGCTTTAATCTCAACCCAGTTATTTGAATCCCAGCAGTAGACCTTGCTAGTTATTGTGTCGAGATAGAGCTGACCTTGATAAGAACCGGCCCCAATAGGAGCACCTGCAGCCACGTTGCAGGCACTGCCATCTGCAAGCTTGATTGCTGTAACAGCATGATCTGCTAACTCAAGGCTTGTGATCGAATCCGGTGGAACTGCAGCGTTTAACTTCTCGCCTGGAATTGACCCATTATCAATAAACTGAATGCCGGCTTGTATCAGGTCCTTGACCTGGACCTTCATCGTCTCAGATGCACCGACATTGACAATTGCCAGTGGATCGTTAGATCTAACCCCCGACAAGCTCAGCTCTCTGAGGTCGCTGATCGACTTGTCAGCCATGTCAAGGGAGTAAAAGCATTACATCCAGTCTATTCAGCCTGGTAAGAGGGGATCATCAAGCAAAATTGGACCTTCAAGGCCTTCCTGCAGCAGCGGGTCACGATCCTCCTGAAGTAGAAGACCTGGCAGCTTGCCTGTTTTTATCTGAATCTCTTCAGTAAAGACAAATTGAATTTCACAAGAAACCGGCTGGGCTGGGTCAAAAGCTAAAGTCGCGTTAGTAATTACGGCGTTTGCTTCTTGCCATACATCGTCAGACCCAATACCACGATGGATAACAAAACGACCCGTAAAGATTGAGCCAAGTTGAACACGCAGAACAAGTTGACAGAAATAATGAGCTAACTCTGAATTGGCAAGATCCTTCTTGTCACAGGGGTCATGCTTGTAATCCCAGAAGCAACGAGCGGAGCCCTGTCCAGAGATCAGGCCACTTGCATACTGCCGACGAAACTCTTCGTTCAGGCAGGTAATATCGACAGTGTCACGAGTTGTCGTGATCGTATATTCAGTGAGCTGAGCAACAGGATTAAAATTAATGTCTTTAATCCTAACGTCAATCTGCTGATCTGAGGAATGACGCTTGAGAGTAAGCTTGCCCTTATTGTTAATGGCATCAGAAAAGCTGCCAAATAACGTGATTCCACCAATAGCATCAACCCTTACATAAGCAGAGCGAGTATCGGCGCTGACGCTGTCGTCAATTAAGACGAGTGGAGACTTGTCAAGCGTTGAAATTAAAATACGGTCACCAGTGACCAACGCACCTGACGGGAAATCAAAGCTGAAACGATCAACATCAAGGTTGACATCATCAGGACGTAAAACATCACGCAAATAACGGTTAACACTATTGCGCTTTAGCTCAATGCATCCGCTGTCACCAAGGTATATTGCCATTAATTTGAATTGTCAAAAGCAACGCGGTTTGGTGCGCCAATGACTCTAAATTGGGCGCTGACTGACATGATTTCACCAACTGACATTGCAGTTGAAACGCTAGTTAGATAAGCCCGAAAGTAAATGAAACGATCTTCACCTATTTGATCTGTAAGGCCAAGTTTGAAGGCAACCTTGTCAGGCTTTTCAGCATGGCCGACCATGTCGGGATCCAAGCCAATGTCCCGCTGCTTCATCAGGCGGTTAATGAGCAACCCAGCCTTATTGCTTTGATTGCTTTGCTTGTAATAAAGAAGGGTGCAAGAACCTGTAGTGGTACGCAGTCCATGAGTAAAGACCGTATCTGTTTGCCCCAGCGTGGTCGTCTCGATTGGCGCCATTGATGACTGAATTGACCAGTCGGTCACAGCAGCGGCTTTGTCTCCAGGGAGAAACGAACCGGTCTCGTCCTGATCGGCCTCTCCTTCCTGGACATACATCCAGCCATCGGTTCCAGAGTAATAGGCCGACATCGTTAGTTCAGCACCCCAACAAGGCTTACAGACACGTTACTCAGTCCGGGATAAACGTTTGTAATTACAGGCGCCGACTCATAACGCCAACGATTGCCCCATGCTTCCGCACCAAATATTTCGCTGTCGCCTTCCCAGCCTTGGCGAACAGTTTCATCTGCAAACGAAAATACCCCAAACGTTCCTTTTTGCTGATGAAAATGCTCGTAGAACAACTGAGCCTTGGCGTCATCAAGCCCTTTGTACTCAAGCGACAACTTGAGACCAGTGCGCTTGTTGCCGTACAGGATGCGAAGTTCAGATCCATTTTGAGCCTTAAAGCTCTTGACTGGAAAATCACCAGGGTCAATAGACCGGGCAGACGGGGGGATGATTGGAAAATCAATAACCATCAATACTGCTCCCTAAAAGCTGTAGTGCTCAGGGTGTCCTGCGCAACCAAGCTAGAACCTTTGTCGTCTGTTGGAAAATGCACGGCAGTGATCTCAGCCATCCCTTCCTCTGTAATTGTAATTTGCTCGATCTGATACATCGTCGAGGTAGGTCTAGGCGTGAATGCTGAAAAGACAGCACCCCACAGAGACTCATCACCAACACGGTTGTTAACGGTGTCAATCGATAAGCGAGTTGGACCTTGAGAACCTGGAAGGAAGATGTCAACCTCGTGCTTTCCATCTTTTAGCTCTGCACTAGCCAAGATCCCGCCGTTGTCGGCACTGATAATGCCTAATGGCATGGAATAAGAACTAGGCGCATCCAAGCGAGCGATCTTGATGTAATCACCAGGCGCCAGACCAATGCCTAACGGCGAGGTTTCAAATTGAATCGTGTGGTCAATGCGACGACGAATGCTCATCAAAAACTGACCAACCATACGAGCCTGATCTTTGCTGGTACAAAAATTGCTCAGGTCATATTCTTCCTGCGGGAAAGCTGCACCCGGAAAAGCCTGAAACTCGTTTTCCCAACGAAGCATTAAAGAGCGCTTCTCAGGCAAGTTGTATTTATTCATCTGGGTGTAAACCATGACAGCCCTAAAGTCTTGTCGCTCTGAATACTCCAAGTAACTGACCGTAAAGCTGCCGTCAACGACATTGCCTGACGTAAAAATAGCCTTAGGCGCAACAGGAGCGGTGCT